TGATACACCTATTAATATTTTGTGCGAGGATATTGGTCCAGAAGACATTGAAATAGCAACACCAATTAAAGTAAGATACGACCCAGATCTACTAAATATTACTATAAAATAAACCTAAAGTTGCAACTTGTGCATGAATTGTGCATAATTGTCAAGATTTGTTTGCAATTTGTTCTATATTGTTTATCAATTGTTCTATTGATTTATGATTACAAAAGAAGACGCAGCAGAAAAAGCACTATCTGATTGGATAGCTGGAATAAAAAAACTTCCAGAATGGGTTAAGATCTACAAACTAAACCATCATAGTCCATCTCAAATAAATACAGAGGAAGACCAATGGGGATATAAATATTTATATTTAACCCAGGAAGAAAGAAGAAAGCTGCCAGTTAATTCTAATATGAAATGCGGAAACTGGATCGGAGAGCTGGGTCAAAAACAATTTGGCAAATTTATTTGGGAGTATGAAAAAGGATCTGGCTTAGTTAAAAAACCAATAGCAGAAGAAAAAAAAATTTTTGATAAAGCAATAGATTTATTTAATAGTTATTTACCAGCAGATGAAAAAGATAAAAACCAACATGAACAAAATAAATTAGGTTTTGCTCTTACTTGGAAAAATTGCCAGGATGCAATCAAATCAGTAGGATTAAAAGGAGACATTGAATGTGAAAGATCTGTAAGTTTAGATCTACCAGATTGTGAGCTGCCAGTAATAGGCAGAGTTGACTTTGAAGATCAATATAATTTTATAGAATTAAAAACAAAATATAAATCTAAGAACAGACCAAAGAAAGATGGCAGCTATTCTTTTTCAATGAGAAAGATTGCGGGTCCAGAAGATGACAAGCAAGAAAAATATTTAGGATGGTTTTCTCATTTATTACAAGTTGCTTTTTATTATTTAGCTACAAGAAAAAAACCACACTTAGTCGTAGTAAGTGAGGCTGGCTATCATGTCTATACACCAGAAAATTGCGATCAATTAAAACCAAAAAATTTAGAAAAATATTTAATTAAAATGAATGCGATATGTTCTAACAGAGAAAAGATTATGGCTCGACATGCTGGGAAAACTACCTGGACCCAAGATATAATTGCAAACTTTGATCATAATTTTTGGAATGGCATGGGAGATCATAAGGTTAAAGCTGCAAGATTGTGGGGTCATGTATGAGAAAAAAAAAGAAAAAAACAGATCGAGGAATTATTTGGCATATCTACCACACGATCCTTGCTTTGTTATTACTCGGAGTTTTAGTTGTAGAGGGTATTGAATTATTTATGTGGAGGAACTTATGGATGTATTAAATTATCAGCGGATTGTTTTAGAAAAAAAATTTGGAAAGAATGCTAAAAGCACTACTAATTTCAAAAAGCTATTAGCGGTTATAACTATTTTTATATTTTTAGTTATTCTCTCTTTATTCTTTCTAAATACAGATACCCAGGTATTAGTAAAGGCTGCTCCCTTGATCAATGACCTGGGTATCAACCAAGGAGATTACTATGGGTAAGATCCTAAATTTCCCCTCGTTAGATAAATACCTTGCTGGAATAAAATCTAGCGGGGGGATTATAAATAATAAAATTATTAAACATTATGAAGTAGAAAAGATGGCAGCTCAGTTTGATGTCTTTACTACTATTGAGCTTGTCAATTGTGATTTACCTAAGAGCTGCGCTGTTGTAAAAGCTATAGCAAAACACCAAGGATGTTTTTACGAAAGTTTTGGAGAGGTATCTCCATTAAATAATGACTTTGAATATCCAATAGCAGTAGCAGAAAAAAGAGCTGTTGATCGAGCTGTACTTAAAGCTCTAGGTATCCATGGTAAATACTATTCAGATGTTGAAATGCCACCAGCTCCAAGAACAGAGAACCAGGGTGTAGATGTAAATAATCATCCTCAAATAATTTTAGATAGAATTACAGCAGCTAGTCATCAAGCAAACTTAGATGAGATCTTAAGTGATAACAAAGAATTTTTGTCAGAGCTGCGTAAAAAAAATTCTGAAAAAGCCGAAGAAATAAAAAAGGCTTTTGAGAATAAAAAGGTGCAATTAAAAGGAGGATAATTATATGGCACAATTTGATAAGTCAAAAGCAAACCCAGATCTGATTGGAAACTTTGTTTTAATTAGAAATAAAACTAAGACAGAGAAAAAACATCCAGATCTAGTACACCCAGATAGTAAAGATGAAAATGGTAATCCAAAGCTAAACAAAGCTGGCAAACCATTTAAGCAAAATTTTACTGTTAATGGTATATGGTGCGAGGCAAGCGGATACATACAAGAAGATAAAAGTATTAAAATTAGAATACTTAAAACTTCTGATAAAAGATCTGCAGCTCCACCAAAGCAAGCAGCTCCAATGGCTGATGCCTGGGATAACCAATTCTAGGAGACAATATGAAATATGGCTTAACACCTAAACAAAATAAAGTTTATGAGTTTGTTAAGTCATATATGAAAAAGAAACCAGTAGCTCCAACATATCAAGAGATACTAGAGGCTACTGGTTTTAAATCTAAAAATAGTATTCACAGAATTTTAAAAGATTTAGAGGCAAAAAAATGGATAGCAAGATTACCAGGAAAAAGCAGATCAATAATTATAAACCCATGACACATCCAGAAGATTTTAAGCCAGTTATATATGAGAGCTTACAAGAGCAAGTCGATGGAGATCATTATAAAAATATGAAGATCCAGCCAGCTGAATTTATTAATGAAAACAGACTTGAATTTGCAGAGGGAAACGCTATAAAATATATCTGCAGACATAAAAAAAAAGGCAAAATAAAAGACATCAATAAAGCCATACATTATTTACAAATGATAAAAGAAAGAGACTATCCAAATGGGTAAGATGTTTGAAAAATTCTGGTCGGGATCTGTGAGCTTTACAGCTCACGAAAATTTTAACGACCTGGATAGCGCAATAGGAGCTAACTCTCCTAGTGACGCTGCTAAAATAGTTATAGAAGAGAATACACTCAGCTATGACTTTAATCGCATAAAGGAGGTAAAGACCGATGGCGATGTACCAAGACCTGGAATTACAAATCCAGGAAAAGGAAAAAGAGAGAAAGTCTCTGAACACAAAAATTCTGAGACTAAAGAAAAAAAATGACGGGATATACCCGCCAGGTATTGCAGCTCTCTCTAAGGAGGCACATGGAAAACTCATTGATGTCATCCAGCTGCAAGACAAGCTAGTTAGATTAGGCATATAACTAGCTTTTTATAATCATTCTAAAAAGCTGCGTTTAGCAGATAGCCTCCCTTGCGCCTTTATAAAATTACCATACAAGCAATAATATTGCCTATCTGTCAATTAATGTTTGACACTCCGTCCATAGTCGTGCTAGTAATAAGTATATGCAAATCAAAAAAAAGAAATTTGCTACATACGCTGCCTTGGAGCGATACTTTATCAACAAAATACTTCCACAAAAAAAATACAGATCCAAGGTTATAGGTAAAACTCTTTTGTATTGGAAGAGAAAGGCTGCTTAATGACAAATAAAGATGTTTTAAATGTTGCTAAAACAATTAAATCTCAAATTCATCCAACTGTTTTAATTTGTGCTGCTGCTAGAAATTATGCTGCGTATGAAGATAAAAATGGTTTGTATGGATTGCAATTTACAATTAGCAATACATCTGCTGTAAAATATGGAACAGTTAGAATTACTCTAAATGGTTCAGATCTTTACGACATCACTATAAAAAACAAAAATGGTAAATTGCTTAGCAATAAATCTGATATTTATTGCGATCAATTGAGTGATGTTTTGGAGAGTATGTGGGAGAAAAAAGAAGTTTTAAAAACTTGGGATCCACAAATACCAACTTTTCAAATTACAAATGTTGTTCCTAAATTAAATAACAATAAGGAGGATGCTTAATGGCTCAACTAACTGAGAAAGAAGTTAGAGCTAAGTATAAAGAGTTCCTGGCGGAAATGCCAGGAGCTGCAGAAGTTCTTAGCAATAATGATTATGACTTTTATAATTGGTGTTCACAATATTTGGATTACCAACACATAAAAAATCCAGCAATCGAAAAACTGAAAGGAGCTGCATAATGCCAGGAGGTACACCCTATTATATTTGTACTTACAAATTACCTGGGAGAGAAAAAACTTTCCAAGGAGAAACAATCCCACAAGCTCACAAAAAATTTATCAAAGATTATGCTGAGGCTGCGGGTCAAGTTAAGAAAGTAAAAATAGAAAAAACTAACGATCCAGGTTTCTTGATGGTTTG